AAAGATGTTGTTTTCTTGAGTGGCAGTGGATTGCGTTCTGTCTTGCGTACAGTGCAAGAAAAGTCTGCACCTTTAGGCGACTTGTCTAAGAACATTAGAAACGATTTTCTAGCCACAGTTGCAAGTGAATCAGACACTCAGTTAAGAGCAGTCTATTCTGAACAGAATGGTTTTTACTTGTTAACTTGCCCCACAGCAGGAAAAGTTTTCTGCTTTGACACTAAGACAACTTTAGAAGATGGGTCTTATCGTGTAACGATATGGGACAGCATTGCGCCACAAAGTTTTTGCTCTCGTAGGAATGGAGATTTACTCATTGGTCAAACTGGTTTTGTAACAAAATACACTGGTTACCAAGATAATACTTCAGCGTATCGGATGGAGTATTACACGAACAACGCTGACTTGGGCAATGATGGGCAAACCTCAATCATCAAGAAAATCAAGGTTCTTGTTGTGGGTGGTAGTAACCAAGCAATATCTATATTTTGGGGTTATGACTTTTCATCAAGTTATCAATCACAAACAGTTTCCATACCAACGCAAGCTGTGTCTGAGTATGGCATTGGCGAATACAACATTGCAGAGTATGCAACAGGCATAATTTTAGAAGAATTGACTGCATACGGAAGCGGGTCAGGAAAAGTCGTTCAGACGGGATTTGAGATTAACATTAACGGGTCACCAATTTCTTTCCAAAAGATTGAGATTCAAACCAAAACAGGCAAACTTGCATAAGGAGCAACCATGTCAAACTATACAAAAACAGTTAACTTTGCAGCTAAAGACGCACTCACAACTGGAGATGCAAACAAGGTTGTTAAAGGTACAGAGATTGATACCGAGTACAACAACATTGCAACTGCTGTAGCAACTAAGTACGATTCTTCAAGCACTATACCAATAACTAGCGGCGGTACAAATGCCTCAACAGCGGCAAATGCTTTAACCAATTTAGGCGCTTTGCCAGCAGCTAACCCATCCTATACAGGTACGTTAACTGGTGGTACAGGTGTTATCAACATTGGCTCTGGACAGCTAGGAAAAGATGCCAATGGGAATCTTTTAGTGGGTACTACTTCTGCAACTAACAACTCCAGTACCTTTACTGTTGCTTCTGCCAAAGCCGCCCTTATTCTTGGAAGTAGCGTATCGGCAGACTCAAATGCTCTTTTAGACCTCATAAAGTTTGGCACAACAGCTAGTAGCTCTCAAGTCTATGCTTCATTTGCTTACAACTCTGGCGCTAATGGGAATGGCACAATTACGGGCGCTGGTGCTGCTCAAGCACAATTCACTGCCAACTCTGACATTCGATTAAAAGAAAACATCGTAAATTTACCATCGCAACTTGCAAACATTATGGCGTTGCGCCCTGTTGAATTTGACTACATATTAGAAAAAGCACATCAAATTGGTTTTATTGCCCAAGAGGTCAAAGAAATTTATCCTGACTTAGTAGGCGAAACAAAAGATGGCTATTTAACTTTGTCTGGTTTAGACAAAAATGCTTCTCGTTTGGTTAAAGCAATTCAAGACCTTAAAGCACTGGTTGATGCACAAGCAGTGCGTATTGCTGCACTTGAGGCTAAATAAAATCACATGATTACTCACCACTTTTCTGATGGACTGTATGCAAAGGAAGCTAGATTTCCTGCTGGCACAGCCATCCTAAAGCATACGCATAACTTCAGTCACTTGTCTATTTTGGCTGAAGGTAAGGTTGCTGTGTTACGAGGGGATGAGATTGATATTGTGACTGCCCCTGCTTGTTTAGAGATTAAGGCTGGATTGATTCACGGCGTTAAAGCAATTACTGATTGTGTTTGGTTTTGTATTCATGCCACAGACGAGAAAGACTTGTCTAAAGTGGATGAGATTTTGATTAAAGGGGATTGATATGCCTATTAGTGCAGTACTTAGTTTTATAGGGGCGCAAGAGCAAGCGTCTGCTACAGAGTCAGCGGCAAATACATCTGCTGCGGCTCAACTTGAGGCTGCTAGATTAGCGGCTGAAGCGGCTAAGTTTCGCCCTGTTGGAATCACTACACGCTTTGGTAAATCTAATTTCCAGATGTCGCCAGAAGGTTATCTTACTGGTGCTGGTTATGAACTTGACCCTAGAATTAAGGCTTCTCAAGATCGTTTAGGTGTTCTGTCATATGGTGCTTTGACACAAGCAGAAGCTGGAGAAGCACGACTTAGACCTAATATTGGTGCGGCTCAATCTTTGTTTAATTTGGGAAGTGAATATTTACTACAAACCCCCGAACAAACAGCGCAAAAATACATGGAGGGTCAATACAACTTGCTTGCCCCAAGTAGAGAGCGTTCTTTAGCTGGATTAAGAAATGATCAATTTCAAAAAGGTCGTTTAGGATTGTCGGTTGGTGCAACTGGAGAAAGACCTAGTGGTGGTCTTGGATTGTCGGCAACCAATCCTGAACTAGAAGCATATTACAACGCAATAGCACAACAAGACTTACAAATTGCACAACAGGCTGATCAAGCTGGACAACAAAGAACGGCCTTTGGCACAGGACTATTTAGTACAGGCAATCGACTGTTAGACCAGTATTATGGTGGTCAGGTTAATGCATTAAGCCCATTTACAAGCTATTTGGGTTCTGGTCAAGCAATTGAGGGGCTTGGACAAGAATCATTGAGATTAGGCTCAGAGTTAGGTGGTAAGGCTTCTACTGCTGGTGCTAATGCTGGTCAATTCTTATTTACTGGTGGTTCAAATGCTGCATTAACTCGACAACAAGCTGGAGGATTTAGTCCTGAAGCTGGTTTGTTGCAGGGACTCTCTAGGAATAGACAATTTACTCAAGGTGTGCAGAATTTCTTTAGCCCACCAAAAAATTATTTTGATAGTATGGGGAATGAATTTTCTGCGTCTGGAACACCAATTTACGACTACTAAGGAATAATCATGGCATCAGAAATTCTCGGTTTATTTACTACTCCAGACCAGTACCAACTTGCTCAACAGCAAGCGGAAGAAGCGCAAGCTATTCAGTATGCAAATCTTAGCCCAATGGCAAGAGCCAACTATGGAACTTTTCGTGCTGGTCAACAGTTAGGCGGTGCTATTGGCGGTGCTTTGGGTGGTCAAGACCCACAGTTGCAAAAGATTGCTCAACGTCAACAAATCATTGGGATGATTGACCCTAGCAACCCTGATTCATATGCTCAAGCCATTCAAGCCGCATTACAGGTTGGAGATCAAGAAGCTGCTTTCCTGTTGCGTAATGAGATGATGAAGGTGAAGCAACAGGCTCAAGAAAGTCAGTTGCAGGGTTATAAATTGACTGATTACCTTACTGAGCGTGGTATGGGGATGAAAACTCAAGGCCTTACTAACATGGCTAATGAGTTGGTTGGTCAGCTTAAGAATCCTGATGGCACTATCAATGAGGATGTTAAGGCTAAATTGCTTTCATTCCCTCAAGGTCGTACAGCTATATCTGAGCAAGCTAAAGTTCTTCCTGCTTTGCGTCAGTTGGGTGCGGCTGGTGGTGTTGAAGATGACCCATTCAAAATATTTATTGATGACGCAACCATCCCTGAGTCTGTAAAAATTAGTGCAAGACAATATTCAGACAGTTTTAAAAAGGGAACTATTGACCCCGAAAAGGTTGATGGCATAGTCACCAAATTGGCAGAGTCAACTCAAAGAGTTCAACAATTTGAGCAAAATCAGGCGCAGATTAAATCTAATCAGGCGCTGATGGATAGTTATAAACAGCAAGGTCTTCAAACTTCTCAAGCATATCTTGCAATCGCACAATCTAATAATGCTCTTGCACAACAGAATGCCGCATTTAATCGTCAAATGAAGCAGGATGAAGTCGTAAGAAAACAAGAAGAAAAAGCCAACAAACCACTTAGACCTGACTTGGCTAAAGATGAAGAAGCTGACTACACTAGGGCTAGTGAGGCAAGGAATCTTGCTGTTGAAGCATATGATTATGTAAACAGCATCAAGGCTGGCAATATTAAGTTTGGATTGAAAGATCGTGCATCTATTGCGGCTAGAAGTGCATTAGGTTCAAATGACCCTGATGTAGTTGCTAGAAATGATTTTGAGAGATTTAAGACCCGTCTTGTCAATGAATCTTTACGTCTGAATAAAGGTACTCAAACTGAGGGTGATGCCGCAAGATCAATCAAAGAATTGCAAGGTGCTGAATCTGAGGTTGATGCTGCTAAAGCAATTAACACACTTGCAGAACTTAATGCAAGAAAAGTCTCTGATGCACAAAAATCAATTGAAAGACGCAGGGTTAACGCTGGTTCTAGATTGCCTGAAGTCCCAATTGAGACATTGAGATTTGAGCCACAAACATTTACGCAACAAGATGTTGACTCATTCTTGAAGAATCCAAAGTATCCATCAGGAACTATTTTTGTTGACCCTAAAGGGACTAGAAGGGTGAAGCCATAATGACTGACTACACAAAATTACCTTTAGCTGAAGGTGAGGCTAGAACTTCAGTATTTCAAGAAAACACTAAATATTCACCACTTGCTGAATCAGCGAGGGCATTGGGTCAGGGTTTAACCTTTGGTACTTTAGATGAACTTGAAGCCGCATTGCGTACAGGTTCTATTAGCGGTGCTGACTATGAGCGTCAACGAAATCAACTGCGTGAACAGCAAAAGCAGTTTGGTGAAGATATGCCATTAGTTAAAACTCCATTGGAGTTAGCTGGTGGTTTTGCTCTCCCACTTGGTGCAGCCCGTCAAGTTGCAAAGTTAGCACCTGAGACTCAAGCATTAGTAACAGGTACAACATTAGCGGGTCAGGCGGGTCGTGGTACTGCTGTTGGTGCTGCTACTGGTGCTTTATCAGGGTATGGGTATTCTGAGAAAGATGCTGTTTCTGACACTGTTATGGGTGGTATTTTTGGGGGTGTTTTGGGAGGTACTGTTCCTATCATTATTGATAAGGCTGGCTCAATCATCAAGAATGTTCTTAATGCATCAGGCATTGGTGACCAAGCTACAGCATCATCAAAGATGCTTGCCAACTATATGCAGAAGGACAATCTAACTCCACAAGAAGCACAGGCTGCATTGGATGAGTTGCGCCGCATTGGTGTTCCTAATCCCGTCATTGCTGACTTGGGTAAGAACCTAAATGATTTAGCCTATAACGCATACATTATCCAATCTAAAAACAAGGGTACTACAGAGAAGTTCCTTGAAGGAAGAATGATTGACCAACCAAATGACATTGTTCGGGGGTTGGTTGACAAGGCAGGATTGGCTAAGAATGTCAATGGCTATGAATACTTGACTGCACTTGTTGAGAATCAATCAAGCAAAGCAAATGCAGCATATCCAAATGCTTACACGTTAGACATTGATGCCAGACCATTTAGAGAGTACATTGATAGAAAAGTATTTGTCAAAGCATATGACCAAGCTGTTAAGAGTGCAGATACAAAAGGCATCAAGTTACCTGATTTGAATGCTATCAAAAATGCTCAGTCAGTGCCAACCGAAATCCTGCACAAAATCAAAATTGGTCTTGATCGTGTTATTGATGCAGAAACTGATTCTGTAACAGGCAAGGTATCTGGTTATGGTCGTGATGTCATAAATGTAAAAAATGAGTTTAATGACAAGATAAAATCATTGAATACTGACTACGCAAAGGCAAATGCTGAATTTGCTGATGCTTCACGAATCAAGAGTTCATTTGAGATGGGTCAGAAGTATCAACAACTTGATACAAAGGAAGCTGTTGCCAAGATTAAGGCTATGAACTCTGATGAAAAAGAAGCGTTCAGACTTGGCTTGATGGCAGATATTAACAAGCGTGTAGGTGACTTTAAAGGCGGTGACTTTACTCGTCAAATATTTAAGTCAGACAACCAAAAGTTGCTTATTCGTAATGCTTTTACTGATACTGTTGATGCCAATGGTAAGGTAGTAAAGTCAGCGCAGGATGCCTATACAGAGTTTTCTCAATACGTTAAGGGATTGAGCGAACAAAGCAAGACAGCAAAAGCGTTGCTTGGTGGGTCTAAAACTGGTGAGCGTTTAGCTACACAAGAAGAAGCTGGAGCATTAGGAAGCATCACACAAAGCCTTACCAGCGGTGACTTAACTGGCACAGCACTTGGCTTACTCAAGAATGCTTTAGCTAGATCAAGGGGCATAAGCAGTGAAACATCAGAAGCATTGCAAAAGAAATTGTTTAGTATTGACCCTGTTGAGCAAAGAGCAGTGTTAGCTGAATTAAATCGCAGAGCAAGGAAGAAGCCAACAGGCTTGCTATCTGGTGCGGCTGCTCTTGGCACTGCCACAGGCATCTTAGGAGACTGAAATTGATCCAATCTCTATTTGTCTTCTTGCGGCTGGCC